GTAATGGGAACAACCATTGAGATAAACGAATCGCTCATCAAGGAGGTCGATGCGATCCCGCTAACGCTTCGAAATGGGCCTCTAGGTAAGTGTCTCGGGGCGTTTGGCGAAACGATCGCAAGGGCATGCAAATCGCAAGCTAGAAGCTCTCGTGGCGGAAGTCGGCTCAAGTGGTCGAAAAAGTACAAAAACAACCCTGCCTTCCAAAATGATTCGCGGGATCACTTTGGACATAAGGTCATGCGAAACGGTTTGGCTGTCTATGTCGGTGCGAAATTCGACAAGGGCAACAAGCAGCAATTCGTCATGCCTATCAAAAAAGGCACAACGTATGTCCGCAACCTTTGGGGCGAGCCAGGTCAGCAAATACCAAGGATCAGCCGACGTGGAAAGCCGTACAATATGACACGCAAAAAGGACGCACAAACCGCCGACTTTCCGGTGCAAGATCGAGCACCCGTCAAGGCTTTCGATATTACGAAATCACAAGCTGGACAAGCTTTCATGAACGAATTACAAAAGCAAATCAAGGAGCTTCGCCTTGGCTAGAAATCTACAACTCACATCAAAGGTAACCATTGCATCTAGCGGAACCGTTTCAAGTTCATTGACGCTCGAAGGCGGTCGGACGGTGTTTGCGCTCAGAACGCCAACAGCGTTGACAGGCACTACGTTTACCTTTCAAGCTTCCGACGACGCAAACAACTTCTACGCACTTTACAACGGATCGACCGAGTACAGTGTTACAGTTGCGGCATCGCGGTTCGTGGCACTCAATACCGATGTTATGGCCGGTGTTCGATACCTGAAGGTGGTCAGCAATTCGGCTGAGGCGGCATCTCGGGATATCATCGTCATCAACGGGGAGTTGTAATGTCGGCGATCGGCGAAGCATTACGAACAAAGCTACTCAGCTACAACACTGTATCAACGCTTGTTGGTCAGCGAATGTATCCCGATGCACTTGTCCAAAATGCTCAACTGCCTGCAATTGTTTACTATGTGACATCAACCGAACGAGATCACGCCATCGACGGTGTAACCAAGTCGGCTCATGCCCGAGTAACCTTTGATTGCTATGCAACTACTCGGCGGGTCGCAAGCTCGATCAGCAAAGCGATTCGCGAAACCGGAATTGATTTTTTTCGCGGGACTGTTGACGGTTACTCATTTGCAGGAATCGATTTTGACAGTGCCGACGAATACCTAAACGACACTCCAACCGATGGAAACCAAGAGCATCGGTATTTGGTTAGCTTCGACCTCTTGGTGCACTATGGGGAGCCATAAAGATGCCTGCATTGACTGTACCGACTACTGGACTTGGAGCGACCATTTCCGGGACTGGCTTGATTACTACCAAGCTAAAACGAATTGGCGAAATGACCATCGGGGTCGATCAACTCGATATTACCGACCTGGGAGCCGGTGGTTTTGAATTGCTTCGCCCTTCGGATCTTCGCAAGAATCCCGAAGTCGAAGTAGAATTTTATTGGCTCGGATCTACGATCCCGTTTACCACAGCGATGGTTCCATCGGCTGAGCCTTACGCTGGTATTTCAGTGACGATCACCTTGCCCGGTGCTGGATCTTTCCAGGGAACTGCGTTTGTCAAGTCGGTCAAAACTCCGACGCTCGAAAAAGGCACTATCATGACAGGAAGCTACACGCTCCAGTTTGACGGTGCAACCGACATCACTTTCACGGCTGCTTAATAGGAGCGAGCATGTTTACTTTGGTTAGGCAACAAGGATATTCGGTTGACGGTCGGCTCAAAGACCTCAACCAATTTCAGATCGGCGTTAATGGTGCTTTGGTGGGCTATCTGCCTTTCGGCAAGGTGGCACAGATTCAAGCTTTGTTCCAGTTTCCGCATGATGCGTTGAGCGACGACGAACTAGCATCGATCGCATTGCAAGCCGAACAGGTTCAAGGCCATCCGGTTGAAGTGCAACGGCCAGAACAGCACTCTCGCAAGTTCTACGAGGATGCACTTGAAGCAATCCGCAAGGAGGAATCGGAAGATGAGTAACATCGAAGATGAATTCTTTGCTTTGGTCGAAAGGCCATTGAATACCAAGCCAGTGCTAGTCAACGGCAAGGAATATGTTTTGCACGAACTGTCCGAAGGCGATGCGGCTGAAATGGAAGTCGCTATGCAATCCGGCGGGAAGTACGAGTGGTCTAGGCATCGTCGAGTTCTAGTTTCGTATTGCCTGCATGACATCGAAGGAAACCGCGTCATTAGCGATCCCGAAAGGCTCAAGAGCGTGCCAAATCAGATCGTCGGCAAGCTTTATGAGGATTGCCTTGCGTTGTCCAAGTACGATGCCAAAGAGATCGAGGAATTGGTAAAAAAATCCGATCCAGCCCAAGGCTAAAGGTTGCCTTTCGGCTGGCGTTGGCTTTTGGCATTGCGGATCCGCTTCGGTGGGTTCGCTCGATGCCTGCGGGACAGTTAAATCAGTGGGTCGCTTGGGACAAGGTTGAGCCAATGGGAGAGCAATGGTTACAGACAGCGACCTTGGCACACGCAACGCACTTGGATCTATTCGTTCGAGCCGGCAAGGATTGTCCAGAGATCGAGGAGTTCATGCCTGCTAGGTACGCTCGAAAAAAAGTCAGCCTAAAGTCAATCTTGATGGATGGCATGGATACCGCAAAAGAAATGGCCGGACAAGTTAAGGCAATGTTTGGTTTTGGAGGTAAGTAAGCGATGGCTCAAACGATCAACATTGCAAACATCAAGATTGGTATGGATGTTGACGAACTCAAGAAAGGAGGCATGTTTACGCGCGGTGAGTTGGCATCGATTACAAGGCTTGCCAAGGAATCAATCGATCCTTTTGATCGATATGCAACCGAGATGGAGAAACTTCAGCGAGCCTACAATGCAGGCGGCTTAAGTGCTGAACGGTTCGCGGCAATCCAAGACACTCTTTCCAAAAAGCTTGGTGTATCAATTCCGGTTCAGAACGTCGCGACATATTCGCAAGCGATCGAGCAACTACGCATCAAGGTTGCAAACGGGTCGATGACGACCGACGAATTCAAACGAGTGCAAGCAAACTTGCAGGCTCAACTAGGGCAGACGACTAGAGCCGTCAACGAGCAAAAGACTGCAATCAGTAACCAGCAATCCGCAATCAGTTCAATCAAGAACCTAGCGATGACTTACGCTGGTCTAAGTGCTGCGGTTTCGGCGGTCAAAACATCGGTCAAGCTTGCTGCTGAAATGGAGCAAACCAAGGTAGCCTTCGGAGTCATGACAGGTTCAGCGGCTCAAGCGACCAAGCTACTCAATGACTTCAAAGCACTCGACATTGAAAGCCCGATTAACTTTGCGGACTTCTCAAGAGCCGGGAAAACAATGCTTCAATTCGGCGTTCAAGCCGATGCACTGCGCCCAACACTTAGCAGGCTCGCTGCGATCTCTTTAGGCAATGCCGAACAGTTTCAATCGCTTGCATTGGCTTTTGGTCAAGTGCAAGCCAACGGTCGGCTAATGGGTCAAGAAGTCTTGCAGATGGTTAACGCTGGTTTCAACCCGTTGCAGGAAATCAGCCGAACGACCGGCGTTAGCATGATCGAGCTAAAGAAGCGAATGGAGGACGGTGCGATTAGTGCTCAAATGGTGGCAAAAGCATTTGAGACAGCGACAAGCGAAGGCGGTCGATTCTACGGCATGAATCAACAACTTGAAGGCACGATGTCGGGTCAGTTTGCAAAGCTTGAGTCCGAAATTAAATCGGCATCGATCGCGCTAGGTACGGCGTTGATACCGCTCGTTCAACAGCTAACCGGATTACTCAAGGATGTTGCATCAAGTGCGACTTCCGACGAAAAAACAGTCGGCGGTTACTTTATGTTCCTGACTGAAAAAGCATCGACTGGATTTGCGGCGATGACAAGCGGACTGCGAAATATGACAGCCGAGACGATGCTTTCTAGCATTAGTGTTACGGGTATGGTAAGCAATCTGCTTTCTGGCCGTCGAGGTGCGTTGGATGACTTTTTAGATTCGCTCGACGATCAGGAGGAAGCAGAACTTGACGCAGCAGCAGCATCGATCAGAGCCGAAGCGATGAAAGCAGAAGCAAAGACCAAAGCCAATGCGGAAGCAATCGCAATGGCGGAAGCAGCGGCGAAGCGTGCTAGCGACGAAAAGGCTCGACTGTCAGAGCTTGAGAAGTCTACATCGCTCTACAAAGATACCGGCAAAGCTATGTGGGATCTTCGCGAAGAATTTGACAAGCTAACGCTAGGCGAACAGGCAGCACTTGAGGCGAAACAAAAACGAGCCGGATGGATGGATCAAGACATCGAGCGGTACATGCTGTTTAAGAATCGCGTTGATGAGGCTCGCAAGGCTCAAGAATTGGAAGCGGACGCAGCGAAGCTTAAAGAGGAAATGACAAGCCCTCAAGAGAAGCTTCAAAAGGAACTGCAACGATTGGAAGCAATGAAGGCACTCGGGCCGGATAAAGGCATCAATCAGCAACAGTTCGACGCTCTTTCAATGCGAGCGGCTGAAAGATTCCAATCGAAGGAGGATATCGCTAAAGATATCGCTCCTGCGCTCAAGGCAGGCACCAAAGAAGCGTTTCAGTTCGTCCAGCGTGAAAACCTTCAGGCCAAAGAGAAAGCAGAGCAAAAGAAGATGCAAGAGCAATTGCTTGCTGAGGCTAAAAAGGCAAACGAACTTGCTGCGAACGCTCCGTCAGTGCGATTTGCGAGGTAACACATGGCAAATGAATTAGTTGGTGCAGAGCTTCGCAAAGGATCCGGTTTTTGTCGCAAGGGCCAAGGGTTTCAACTGATCTTTGGTGAGACTTGGAACTACCGGGTAAAGACCGATCAGGTTACAAGCAACCGCTTTGATGTGCTTTACAACACTCCTGGACTGCCTCGAGCCGGATTGCTTTACGGTCAATTAAATCTTGTTTGCGATGAGGTTTCATGCGAGCGAGAAGAAAAACACGCCTTGTATTGGAACGTGACGGCTCGATTCCAAACAGGCTCGGAAGAACAAAAGCAGAACCAAGAGCAAAATCCAGAT